CCGTAAGCGGCTCTGGCAACGGAATCTTCGAGATAAGATAAGTCATTGTCTGGTAACTTTAACCGCTGCGAATAACCCCGGTAATCAATTGGGAGGTTTTGGTTAGATCCGAAAACATAGAGCCTGGTCACGATATTTTTTTCACTTATTGTGCTCCTGGTGAGATCCCATAACCCTTTACCTTTGCCATACTCATATACTGTCGTGAGGGTTTGTCCTATTTCAGCTTTTATGTTCAGAGTGCAAATTCCGCCTGCTTCAACGATCTCGAATTCTTTATTGAACAGTTGGCAGAGCCTTTGCAGAACTGCCAGGCAGTTTTCATTACTGAATGCTACTGTCTGATATTCTGTTTCGGGACATTCTCCCAGTACCCATACTCCAGATCCTAACACCCTGGAGCAATTATTGATTAATACACTCAGGAAGAAACCAAGAGTTCCGGTCAGTACGAAATCAGGAGAGATGCTGATCCCGTCCTCGCCCTCATCCAGGTAAATAGGTCTTAAAAGGTCATACTGCCGTCCTTCCCATGTCAGATCATAAGCAAATTTTCGCTTTCCTCCTTTTTTGACCTTTGGAAGCTCGTTGAGCATATACTTTGATCCAAAGATGGTAATCTGATCCCTGAGCCTGAATTGAAGAACCATTGCGCTCTCAATTGACATGATTACAACATCTTCTCCAAGCAGTGTTCGTCTCTGTTCGGCTTTGGTAATAGTCGTAAAAGCCGTCCTGGAAAGTAGTGGCCAGGTATCAGTATTTTCGCTGGTTATAGTAATTTGCTCCATATTAAGGTTGCTCCTGTTGTTACTGCTGTTATATTTTCGATTATGCCTGTTATGACAATATAATATGTACCTGGCACGGAGTATGTATGAGCCACCTCGCCGGTCTCGGTTGTTACATCATAATCGACTGTGCCATCTCCCCAATAGATGTTTACCGGGTCGGTTGTGATAATCTCCATGGTCACTGACATTGTTGCTTCCTAATTGGTTATAAAATCAATTTTAACTGTTAAATCCCAACCCGATAGTAAAGACCAGTCGGCTATACCAATTTTGCTCGAAGCTTCACCATATGAATACGGATCTAACGAGTTTGCATAAAATGAAATATAATTTGAATTATCGTGAGTAACTACATTCTCATAACTCAAAACAATACCATATACACCAATAGCTAATGATGCATTAGTAAACGTAAAAACGTTGTTTGCATTTAAGTTAAAATCTGATGCTGAAATTACATTGTCAGAATAAGCAATCATAACATTAGGCAGACCATCTGATACACTATATAAGGAGGCCCTGACGTTGAAATCCGGGCTTCCTGTTTTTCCTGCACTATGAAATGTCATTGCCGTGACATTTTTGGCTGTTGAAATTGTAAAGGATTGTGCAATCAAAGTTATATCTCCCCCGCCACTAATAGACGGGCCAGCTATATTGGGATTGTCATCTATTATTAACTGACTTGTTACCGGTTCGGTCGTGGTGGTCTCCACGCTCTCGGTTGTTGTTCCCTGATCGGTTGTTGTGGTCTCCGCCGGAGCGGTTGTCGTTGTTGCAACTTCTGTAGTTGTTGGTGCCCCTGTTGTTGTGGGAGCTACTGTGGTTGATTCTGTTTCCGCCGGACCGGTCACATAAACCCTCTTTACCGGCTCAGGTTCACGTAATTTTAAAGTGAAAATCCCAAACATATTAAGGTCGCTCCATGTCTTAGTAACTTCTGGTAGATCCTCAAGATAGACATAGTAAATAAGCGGTTTATATGTCGCCACACCATCATCAACTTCAATTATGAGTTCCTTCAATCCTGGCGTTTGAAAGGCAGCAAGGAATGTTTGCATAGCTGCTATGAATTGAGTCGAAGTATCAGCTTTTAGGAGACATTCAAGCGATATTTCACGGGCTTCGTACCGGGGAGCTGCCAGGTCAACTATCTCCCCATGATGGTCTGGCCAGTTTACTTTTGTTGGCTCTTTCATTTTAAGAGCATTCACAATGCCATTGGATTGGATGACATAAACTCCCATTGATGAGAAAGTCGTTCCGTTTATATAGTAGTTGACTGTCATAACCTATCAATTTAAACCCTGCGCCCTGAGTGATGATGATTCCAAAGCGTCCAGTTTTTTATCAATGCTTTCAAGGTGTTTATTATATCTTGTATTTGCAGCTATTTCGCTAAGATGCAGGAGTTGTTCTCTCATTAAGGCGTTGACCTCTATCTGAGAAGCTTTGATGTTACTTGCTATATCAGACAGTGGCAGAAGTGACTGTTTCATGGCTGAGATTGACGATGCCTGACCGATCCTAATGGCATTAATCTGGCCCGTCAGAACGCTTGCTGTCTCTTCTGTCACACCCTTGATGGCACCTGTCATGGAATTAGAGCTACCTGAACCAGAGACTGAGTCACCGGGCACAAATATATCAAGACCGTTATTTTTGGCTGATTCTTTGGCTGCTTCAAGAGCTTTATTATACTGTTCTGTCAGGGCGGGCCATTGCTTAAAGAAATCTCCCATTACCTTTGTCATCGCTTCCGGATTCCCGGTTTCCAATGCCGGAGTCAGAACCTTTTCAAGATTTGCAAGCGCACCTTCAAATATTTTGTTGAATAATATATTTGAAAGGGCATTCTCAAGGACCTTATTAACTGCCTGCCCAAATGCTATGGCTGAATTGGTACCGTCTTCAAACGCAGTTACCAGGGCACTACGAAGATCATCGCCCAATTCTCCGACAAGATCCGATACTACCTGTTTGATTTGTGCCGTGGCTTCATCTGCAGCTTTCTTCCAGTCAATAAGGTTCTGCAGGGTCTTCTTTGTTTCTGCAGTTACCTTATTATTATCGATAAGCGTCTGAGCCAGGCTATCATTGAAATCACCATTGGCTTTAATTAAGTCGGGGTATGTCTCAAGCAGGGGAGCAACAATATCCTTTTTCTTTTTGGCAAAGAGTCCGGCTAAGAGTCCAACGAACCCGCCAACAGCTGCACCAACTACTGTCCCTATTCCCGGTACAATACTGCCGATGCCTGCCCCCAATGCTGCACCTGATCCAATTCCGGCCAGTACATTGGTACCGGAAACAACAGTCTTTTCACCTGTAACGGCTTGTGCATCCTTAAACTTCTTTAGACCTTCCTGGTATTTGATTTGTGCATCATTAAAGGCTGCCACACCTCCTTTTAAGCGTCCTAAATAATCCTTCAGGAACACTGATCCTTCAACATCGGAGTTAAGTCTTAGCTGCTCATTTAACAGAAGGTTATATTGTTGTTGCTGGCTGATAACGGAAGAATAATAATCATCCATTGTCTTCTTGTTCTGAGCAGCCTGATTCACAAACATGGACACTATCCCGGTTGCTCCGCTTACAATGGCACCGTAAGACTCTTCTTTTGTCAGTCCTTTCGTGCTGAAGGCTTTTGACAAGGTTTCGCCCACATTAAGGGCCAGGGCCAGAGAATCGGCCAGACCCGCATTGAATTGTCTGACCCCTTCAACCAACTTTGTAGCGCTATCGAGGATACTTTTGCGAAGTTTTTCCTCTTTTTCGAGTCCCTCAGTTTTAACGGCTACATCCAAATCAGCCTGCATCAGAGCAGCATCCTGCTGATCCTTGGGATCAGAAGATTTTTTCAGGATCTCTATCTTAGCCTTTTGGTACCTGACATATATTTCAAATAGCTTTTCCTGAAGTTTTTCTTCATTATCAGTCGATAAGGCAGTTTTTTTGTTCTCAATCTGCTCCTCAAAATCAAGTTTGTCGAGAGCATATTTATTATCGATCGCCGCGTTCGCCCGGGCTCGTTTTTCCTCTATACCTGATAACAGGTCTGCAGTGTCCGGAGCATTTACCTTCTTGACCTCCCTGGCCATGTCATCATACTGCTTTTTGACAGCTGCTTTCTCCTTTTCAATTCCTGTCAACCTGTAATCAGTGATCTCATCTCTGATCTTATTTAACTCCTCAGCTTCCTTTTTATTGATTAAAACAATGTCGTTGGCTTTCTTTTTCTCAACTGCCAGGACAAAGGCGTCAAACTGATCCTGTTGTGCTTTTGGAAGTTCAGAAACATATTTACCTTTTACCGGGGCCCCGGTTTCTTTGTCAATACCTCCAACCTTCGGACTTTCGTTATATGCCTTTAAAGCGTCGGCCTGCTGGGTTTTAATATCAACAATCCGCTTTTTAAAATCAAGTTCGGCCTGTGCCCTTTGCTTTTCGGCACTGTCTTTTTGAAGGTCTAATTTCTGTTGATCAATTGCCAACTGGTTTGATATCTGCTTGCGGCCTATTTCAGTTTCATAGTCGAGTTGTTCTTTTGCACCTTTTGCTGTTGCTTTTCCTGCCGTTTCTGACTGTCTGTTTAAATATACCAATGCCTGATCCCCTTGGGCGGCAGCAGTGCGCATTTTGCCAATACCTTTTATATACTCATCCCATTGACCTTTTTTACTTAAATCATCCTGTAATATTTTATAATCTTCCAGTGTAAATATTAATAATTGAAGCTCATGCCTCTCTTTCTCCTGTGCTGTTGTTAGGCCCCCCGGCTGTGTTGTTTCTAAATATTTGAGTTGATTTAATCTAATTTGATCGCCTTCCTGTTGGCTATATAGTGTCTTATAGTTCTTTGCAATTGTTGGAATTTGCTGTAATAAATAATCATAATATTCCTTCGTATGCCCTGTTAATTTCTGATAATAATCTTCATCAATTGTAAGTCTGTCTTTTATTTCACTTACATTTAATGCAGTTATTTGCTTTTGATAACCAATAGCCTCGTCTAAATATTTTTTCCGCTCAACATCATTTGTTGTTGATGCTGCATTTGCTCTTGCTTTTTCTAAGCCTGCAAGAAGGTCAGCCCTTTCAATTGTACCTCCTGCAGTAATATGTGATAATTCATTTGTTGCCGCTTTTAAATCCCTTGTTGCCTTTGCAGCATTAACTATGTTATTTATCAACTGATCCCATTGTCCTGTAGCGATAGTACTATAAAGCCCGGCAATCCCGCCTTTTAATAGTGCAATTGTTTCTTCAAACTTTTCTGCTGTTCCCTCGGTTGAAGCAATGACATCATTTACAATTTTCATAACTGCCGCAACAGAGAAAAGACCCGCGGCCCACTTTCCTAAAGATGAAATAAGACTACCCTTAGAAACTACCTCTTCTTCAGTTTGAACTACCGCTTTCCCTTGTTCGTTATTCATCCTTTCCAAAGCAGCGGTAGCGTCATCTCTTTTTGTTCTTAATTCAGCTAACTTATTAGTAAGTTCATCTGTTCCCTTAATATCACCTGATGATCTTGAATTTTTAAGATCATTAAATGTTTTTATCATTTCATCATTTAACGACCTAATTAGGTTTTT